GGATTAGAGAGATGTCATATTGTTCATCGTTCTGGAACAATACATAACCTTCTTGAGCTTGTGCATCACCGAATGTATAGTCATCAACACCACCAGACAAGGTGATAGTAGAAGCTGTAGATAGGGTAGAGAATGCCGCTTGAGTCATGTTAGCGAAAGTGGAACCCCATGCGTTAGCGCCAGTAGTGGTTGGGTGATCCATCCACCAAACATACTTGGATGTAGCGTTTAGTACATCTTTGTAATATGCATTGGAACCATCAACACGCTTTGCGCCAGATGCTTTAGAAACGTAACCGAACTTTTCTAGAACAGTACCAGCAGTACCAGACCAAACGCCAGTTGCATCGATAACGATAATGTGCACTTCGTCTAGAGCAGAAGACTTGCCTGCAGCGATAGCAGCAGGAGAAGTTCCTGGTGCAGTATCAAACTCAGAACGATAAGCCCATGCAGCGAAAGATGCAGAGTCAGCGATAGAAACTTTGATGCCGTTACCTAGAGTACCTGGGAATTTAGCAGCCCATGCACCGAAGACACCAGAACCAGTTGAGAATGTCTCTTGATATGATTCAACGTTCTTGATTTTAACACCAGCTGTTGCAACAGTTACCACTGGAACAGCAGCGCTAGTTGGGTTGCCACCAGATAGAGTAGCAGTAGCTGTAGCATAACCAGTACCAGAAGAAGTCAAAGTGACTGCGCCAGTTGCTAGTTTGCATCCACGAACAACAGTGTATGTTGCTACAGTAGAGATAGTGTCGCCACCTGTTGGTGTGATTGTTAGAGTTACGCCAGCTGGGTATTCGTTGTTGCTAGTACCGCTGATGACGAATGCAGTAATAGCACCACCAGAAACAGTAGCAGTAACGGAAAGACCAGAACCAGCACCAACGTTATTCAATGCGACAGTTGGTGCATTGTCGTAACCAGCGCCGCCGTCAATAACTTCAATACGTTTGATAGTACCAAGTGTTTGCAAAGGAACTGTTGTTCCAGTTGCTTGAGTGCCACCTTCATCAGTAGGTGCACTGATAGAGATGCTAGGTGCAGTTTCGTAACCATCACCTTGTGAGTTTCCTGCGATAGAAACGGATACAGAACCTGTTTGAACAGCAACAGCGTTCTTAAGGTTAGGCGCATCTGTACGTGCTACGTACAAGTTGCTTGTGTAAGAAAGGAAGTTGGCAGCAGTGAAGAACGACATAAAGTTACTGTCGTTTGGTTTACCAAATCTTTCTGCTAGTAGATTCTCGGAAGAGATCTGAACTGGATCAAGAACTGGACCCCACGCAAAAGAACCTGCAAAGGCACCTGCGGAGGTAGAAACTGCTGGAACAATTGAAGAGAAATCTTTCTCTACAACTGCAACTCCTGGACTAAGTTGAAAAGGCATTGTAATTCTCCTTATTACATGTTATTTTTTGCTGAAGAGCATAACTTCATACTACTTTATTTATTGTTTTCGGTATTTTAGAAGTTCAGCAACGGTTGTTCATCTTCGGACGACCCATCGTTATAGAAACCAAAAGGTGTCAATTCGTCTTCGATCGCTTTCATCTGGTTCTCGTACATCGCTTTTCTTAGGTTCACATCATTCAAATCTTTGAAATATGCCTGAGTTGATAACCAAGAGAACAATACCAGTGTCATAACACAATCATCAAAATATCCCTCATCGGCAGCGAAAGAGTTTCGTTTCTCGATAAAGGTAGATATTTCTGAAATAATATCAGCGTCAGTGATAATGAGTTTCTGCTCTTCAACAAGACTCTTAAACACTGAACATCCAATTCTTTTCACTCGCTTGTCGGTGGCAACCCCATAATGGGTTCTACCTCCACCGAAACCACCACTAACGACTTGTCCCTGTGCATTTCTGTTAACGAATAGGATGTTCTCATATTCGAGTTCTGTATACAGGATGTCAGCCACTTGTGGGTCTGAGTTAATTTCAATCAGCACATACGCACTATTGAAATCTTTAGCAACACGCTCAATAATGTTCGGGAACAGTAGTGGGCTAATCTTGTTGTTTCTATATTTAGCAACGATCGTATAAGGGGTTTTTGTAATGTCAATTACAGTGAACGCACTAAAGTCGCCATCTAGACCTTGAGAAGTGTCTGCCACCAAAACGTAGGTGTGATTCTTCTGGGTCTTTGCGAAGATGTCCAAACCTTCCTTCTTATAGATCGGAGGCACTGGAGACATCTGAGCGATAATGTCTGAGCTAATCAACGTCAGGCTAGAACCTAGGAACTTACACAACACCTCTTGGTTGTACTTTAGTTCGCCCAGCTGACGCTTCTGTTCTTCAGCCCACTTAGCATCACGTCCAGGGATTTTCCAATATGGGATGAAGTGTGCAACGAAGTCATTGATCTTCTGCTCGGCATCATTCCAGAACTTCCAGAAGTGGTTGTAACCCAACGGAGTGGAGGTGATAAGAATCTTGGTGGTTTGACCAGCAGAGATAACTGGGAAGATAGAAGTGAAGAATGCTTCTGCAACTTGGTTCGGGATGATCGCAGCTTCGTCAATGTACAACATGTTGACAGACTTACCACGAATACCAGAAGCAGTTGTAGCTGCAGTAAATACTTTGGAGCCGTTCTCTAGTTCAACGTCACCCTTGTTCCAAGTCTTGATACCTTGCTGCATCCACAATGGAAGAGCTTCGTACATGGATTGGTAGCGAGAAAGAATTTCTCGAGAGGTGGTGGCTTTGTTGGCTAGAATCGCAACCGACTTGCTGTCATTGAAGATGGTATACCAAAGGATATACGCTGCAGCTGTGGTTGTCTTACCTTGCTGACGTCCTTCCATAATGATAACCTTACGGTTGTTATGTATAACGTCAATCTTTTCTTTCTGACAGTCATACAACTTGAATGGCTGGATGCCGTGGTCAAGCGTAACAATCATACAGTAGTTATCAATGAAGTAGATAGGGTCATCCTTACACTTCAGATATTCCTTGATGTTGTCTTCGGTGAACTCTACTTGTACACCGACTGCCTTTAAGTTTGCATTCGAATTATAATTTTCAGTTTTCGCCATTAAAATTCAGTCCAAGTTTCTACCGCAGGAATGGTTGGAGCATCAGTGCCACCTTCATAGGCAGCATAAGAACCACCGTTCTCGGTAGACATATCAACAAACACTTTATTGATAATGCCAGCAGAGTTGACGGGTCCAAACATATTCACTTTCAAAGTAAAGTTCAATGTGTATGTGACGAATCTACGAGTTTGAAAATCACCATCGTAATCGTCTTGGATATTAACGCTGTTCAGGATGATAGGAATGTCTTGTTGAACATTCATCTCTGGAACAACGGTAATGGATACTGTAAAGTCAGGAGTAAAATATGGTAGAATCTGTTCTACGATCTGTAGACAGTCTTCTTGGGTTTTAGAAATAACGTAGAGGCTTATGTCTATGTTATATGGAACTGGAGAGAACATTTGTTCTCTGGTGTTGTCTGCGCCTACGCAAACCATCTTGTTCATTCTACTAACTTTACGAGATGGATCGTAGTTCATCCCCGTAATTTCAAATGACATTCTTGGGAATACGCCGTACACGTTGTTTTCCAAAGTGGGGTCAGAGTCCAAACGGACTAACCACTTTTCCTTTGGTGCGTATGCAATAGGCACATCGATAGTCTGAGCAATGCTGCCAACGGTAGATGCGTCATCATCGTGTTGACCTTCTTTGGTCATACGTTCGATTTTGATGTTACTGAATAGACTACCGAATGCAACGATAGTCTTTCTTAGTACGCTATGATAAAAGGTCTTACCTGCAAGCATTATTAATCTCCGAAAGGATTCGTTGTTGAGAAGTTCAGAGTCTTCGACTCATTTTTGAACTTATCGTTATCACCATAAGAGGTAGACTCGTCAGTGCCATAGTTGCCACCGATCTGTAATCCATTCTCACCAAGCATGGCATCACCAGTTTCCAACAACATACCAAACTCACCATAAGACTTCAAGTCTTCGAAGATGTCGATGTCTGGGATACCAGTGGAGATATCTTCTGAAGAGTACTGGAATAGTTCTACTTGCAACTTGTAGATGTATAACTTACCCAATTGATAGAATGGGTCAAGATGGTCTGTGAACTTAATCTCAAACAGATGCTTGGTTAGTGGGAAGTATAGTAGGTCGCCTTCGCATGGGCGAGAAGGTATAATTGTTTGTCCAAAACGACCAACGAGTTGTTCCCAACGGCGACGAGCAACAGTGAATGTTGCTGACGTTTCATTGAACAAACCAAACTTCTGAATGAAGTTACCTTGCCCAGCGTAGTCAGTTACGTTATCAAAGTACATCTCGATGGGATATGCACTCTTAAATTTACTCAGTCTATCCTCGCCTAGGATCTCGTCCTTAGCGAAAAGTGTTCGAGGAATGTAGTACATGTCCTGTCCGTAGATGGACAGAGACTCAACGATCAAATCTTCGAGAAGATACTGTTCGTTCTTTGTTCCGTGACTGAAGTAGACATTACGTGCCATATTATCCCATGAAGAATTCTAAAGGTGCAGACTTATTTAGAAGATCTTCTTCAAGAGCATCTTGCTCTTCTTTACCTTCTTTGTAGATAGAATCACCATCAACGGTAACACCACCTGGAAGTTGTAGCCCTTGGAATTTCTTTAGGTTAGTACCCCACTGCTTTTTAAACAGTGCAGTTGTATAGTGCTTCAACCATGGCTCACCCCACATACGAGTAAACGTAGTTGGATCAAGAGCACGGTATGCTTCGACTAGAACGAACTGACCAACAGTGATGTCTTCTACCCAGTTAATGTCTAGGTGCAAACGATTCTGTAGTCTGTTGAATCGATACAATGGATGTCCGTTCAACACCAAGTCTAGTAGAGCCAAGTGATTCATCACTGACTCGTAGTAGATAATCGAAGTGCTTGTCAAATCATACAAGTCGTTCAAACGCAATTGGTATTGCAAGTCGAAGATACTGTTTGAGGAAGATGTTGCAGCAACGATAGGCAACACTCGAGTCACGCCATACACCAAGTCTGGTATTGGAATGTACTTGTTGTCGATATCGGTCTGAGTTACCTGATGCTTCAGGTAAATCTTCTCAGTGCCTTCGTGATGGTAGATACGGAAGTATTCTACTGCCTCATCAATGCGGTCTTCGAGTTGATCCTCGTCCACGTTGATTTCGAGAACTGGAGCACCCAGTTCTCTAAGGCAGTATTCCTTCAGTCCTTCTCTAGATAGAACAGCCATTTTATTTCCTTTAAGCCTGTGATTCTGTCCAAGACAAACGGCAAGATGTAACGAACTGACCAGTCGCACCAACATCGCTCGTCAAACCGATGTATCTCATACGCAGAGTCAATACGTCTGGACCGTCTGGATAGACACCATCACCACCCATGATAGAGTTACCAAGAGTAGAAATTTCACGCAAGTCAATAGATGTTAGAGACTGCGCACGACCAGCAA